TTAAAATCCACGAAATAAATCAGCTTGTGAAGTTCCTGTTGTATCACCGCCAGAAGAAAAACTTGATGAAGATGATGATGTTAATGACGACATATCTGGTAATGCAACTTCTTGTAATAATGGTAAAGATGTATTCTGTAACCTTGTTACAAGAAAATCCTGTGTTTCAACTACTTCTTGTCCTGATGGTAATTGTCTTATCATATTATCCATACCAGATAGGCTAGTAACAACATTCTTTTCAAGTCCTGACATAGCCTTAGTCACCTCACTTTGAACTTGTTCTACTGCGGCTGGTGTTTCTTCTTGTAGTTTATTAACTAAAGCAGGGGTTTGTGCTTGTATTTCACTTAACAATGCTGGTGCTTGTGTTTGCATTTGACTTAATGCACTAGACAATCCTTCAGACATACTTTTTTCTGCTTCTAGTGCTTGTGTTAATGCATCTTTACTTAAATCATCTACAATAGGCATATTATCTTTTAATGCATTACCCAAGTTATCTATAATTGACCTATCAGGTGCTTCAACACTTAAAGCTGCATCAGTCGCACCAAGTATAGGTTGAATAGCAGGTAAACTCATTATCTTACCATCTGATAATGCAATATTTGGTATTGATGCACTACATGGGTCAAACGTACCTGTTACAGAAAATACTGATTTTGCTAAATCTGTAAGATTTAAGTTTGCATAACCTCTAAGATTAGTTACACCTAAGTAGTCTGCTGCAATGGAAACAATCTTTGCTGCAGCTGCGAGACTTGCAAACGGTAAAGCAGCTAACTCTGCAAGTGCGTCTCTGAGAGTATACAACTCAGGGGGAATAACTACAACATCCAATACCTTATCTTTAATTGCACTTAATTCACTTTCTAATTTACCAGCAAGTTCTGATAATCCTTCAGGCGTACCCATATTAATATTGAGCATAGCTTGAGCTCTTGTTGTTAAATCACCTTTAAGGTTATTTAAATTTAAGGTTACTCCACAAGTTAATGGCATAGTCTACTCCTATAGTCCAGATGGTTCAACAGGGGCGCAAGATGTTGCACCACTTCTTGGTGGGTCAGCAGGACAAGAATGGTCAGTACCAGAATTATGTCTGGAAAATGTATTTGCATTTGTATGTGTCCATTTATCTCCATCCCATCTTTCGTGAAATGCACTCATATATTGTTTGTATGTTATACCAGTAATTTTATGTCTAAACGAACCAAGTACATCTATTGATGCATTACCTGATATTTTATGAGTTGAGTTACCTGTTACCGTGTGATTAAAATTAGAATTTGTTGATATACCCATATCACCCAATGAAGTTATATCAAGAGCTTTTACAGAAACAAGTGTGGTGTTTTCACCTACACCAGTAAACATTGTTCCTTGAGTTATTTCATCTAAATTGCCTGTAATATTTTCTTTAACATCACCAATTACATTTATTGTCCTGTCCTTATCAATATTTATGATTTGGTCTTTACCTACCTTGAGATCACAATTACCATTGACAACTACTTTCCTATCAGCCAGTACCTCTGTGATTTCGTTACCACTTATCTTAGTTCTCTTATCACCATGCACGTTCAAATGATAATCACCTTTAACCTCTTGAACTAAATCACCTTGATATAACATACGACAATCACCTGTTATAGTGACATTACAAGTTCCTGTGATACTAACATTTTTCTTTCCGAGAGTAATTTCATATTCATCATTAACAATTTTAGTTATCTTAGTACCATCTGGCTGTATCTCTTCAAATGTTCCAGACTTATGAAATTTGTGTAATCGTTCAGATGTTGGTGAATCATCCCATTCTTCTACATGACCACACTCACTCATGCGAACATGATTATGTGGATATAGTGATGTAACCTTTATACTATCTAAGTATGTTACATCACTATCCTTAACTCCACCATATCTAGGATTCGGTTCATTCCATCTATGGAATTCAGTTGCACTTTCAGCTGTACCGCCATGAGTTGTATCTGAAATATCTGCATTGATAACACCAGTATCACCGCCACCAGTTATTTCACTACCTGGCGGATACAAATTTATATTATTTGTATTTGGTGAAGTAGTTCTTATATTACCAGCATCTGCAATAGGTACAGACTTAGTTCGACTCTTTCTCTTATAGTCAAGTGATGGAGAATCCTCTGAACTTTTTATTTGTAATGTTCCTTTTAATGGTACTACTTTTGCTCCACCACCCCTTGCCAATCTATTTACATCTGGTTCACCTGTCCATGTACCATCATTATTCTTTGTACCTATATGTGTTTTTAATGGGTATTTTCCTTTAGGGTCATTAAATCCTTTTGACGGTACAGATTCCTTTTGAGGTATCCCCCCAAAAGTTGACATCATTACAGGTTCTTGTGCATTTTTACCATCACGGAAGAAACCAAATACCCATGTTCCCTCTACTGGGCCCATTGGTGTAGTACCAATACCATTCATGGCTGCAGAGGTAATAGGTTGACTTGGAGTTGCCCAAGGCAAATGTTCTGTAGGTATACCAACACCCTCTTGTTTATTATCAGTATGATAACCAAGTATACGCACTCGACATCTACCCAACTTCAATGGGTCTATTCTATCCTCTACGACACCTTGCCACCAAACAAATTCACCGAACATAATTATATTTCCTTTCGTGATTTTCTATAAGATACTTGTGTTTCCATACCATCTTTACACAATTCAATTTTCATTCTATACGATACTTTAGGGTCTGTTGATTTAACACTAGAAAAAATGTGTTGAATAGCTGTAACCATATAATTACCACTCAGGTATCTATCGTAAATAGTATCAGAACCTTGATCTTTTTCAGAAGTTTCTGGTGATGGTAATTCCAATTCAACAATTTGTCCTACTCTTAAACCAGAAACCCCACTAGTCTCAATTAAAATAATTGTACCGTCATGGATACCCATATTATTTCTTCTTCTTTGTCTCCAAACATCAACCTCATTATCATACTCATCATTAGCATTAGTAGAATACATATTATCATGTTTAGGATAAAATTCTACATTACCATCAAACTGTCCAGACATACGCTTTAAATCATTTGGATAATCCATTGAACCGCCAGGTGCATAGGATGTTCTTGTTACTTCAGCTGATTTAGTTTCTATGTCAGAGTCATCCAAAGGAGGAAACTCCCCTAGATGATAAACCTCTTGCCATTGTGAAAATCCATCATAATCATTCTCCTCTATAGTCTTTGTTACTATATCATGTGTAATTAATTTGGAACTATACACACCCCTTTTAATCAGCTCATCTCTATTGAATTGTTTAATGAATCCAATCTTGTCAATTTTTATTATTCCCTTAGATAAATTTTCTACACCAGTAGGATCATCTACTCTAGGTCTAAGTACAAATTTAAATAATGGCGGACGTTCTGCAATCAATGAATCTAAACTAACAAAAAATGAACCATTAACCGTTTCAAAGAAAACATAATTAACACCGAATGATTCCTCTGGTACAGCACGTTTTGACAACCAGAGTATAGCATCTATCGGATTTAAATTCGGTATAATAATTCTTTCAGTTCTTTCTGTGGGTTCTACATATAAACCTCTTATGTCATTCTTTTTCTCTGATTCATTTCTATCATCCAAATAGGTTAAGTATATATCACTAACTATTTCACTTATAGTTTTATCAAAATAAGATTTAGATACCTTAGAATGAACACTACTCATATATTGTTCAGAGTATAAAGCCAAAGTAAACATCTGTGACTTTGGTTTATTGTATGCTCTATTATTTAATGCGTTAACGTGCATCGGTGGCGGTTTAATACTTAATATATGTTCTTCCCTACCACCAGCATCAAAACTATTTAAACTTATATCAATATCAACAGTCTCTTGACCAACTAATGCTAGCTTATTTGGAAGATTGACTGAATCGTTTAATACTAATGTAGTTGTTAATGAAGAACGATATATATTTTCATATATTGCCATCTCTAACAAATGTGGAATTAAGTCATATTTTCCAGTAGAAGAACGGATTGTTACTTCTTTTATGGTGACATCAGTTACATTACTTTGTTTTGGCATAATATTATTCTATTACAAGTTTTTTAAACTCTTTTAGTATTTGTTGTATATATTCTGGTCTAATAATATTAATGGTTCTTTTGGCATCATTCATAGTTTCTTCATATACAAAATTAGTCACAGCTGTAGCACCAGCTACATCTGAATCAACTTCATACCCGTCTGCATCTTCATAATGATGTACATCATTGATATTCGTATATTTCTTTGCAACAAACTTTTGCAAATCAAAGTATGTCAATGGCCAGTCGTAATATGGATTGGTCATATAATTTGCATACATGACTACCCAATGTAATGTAGAATCACCATATATTTGATGTGCGAGTGTATCTGCTCTATCACCATCACTAATAAAATACTGTTCAAAGAAAGCAGAGTTGATAATATTCATCTTCTTTCTTATGCGTGTAAGAACATTTGTAATTGCTTGAACACGGGGATTATTCTTTTCACCACGAACATCATAACCTATTTTTGGAAAATAGCTAAAGTATGCCATTAAAATTTATTTCCTTTCGCGTTTTTAAATCTACCGACTGATGTTGATCCCATAACATCATCTTTAGTAATTAATTCAGTTTCTTCAAAATCTAATTGCAAAGAAACTTCTATGGGTGCTCCACCCTTAAATGATCTCCACTCTTTTGTTGAAAAATTAGTATTGACTGATGTGCAGACACAATACTTGAGTTGTGGTAGATATGGATTTGTAACTAATGTGTCACCAGTTGCCTTGCCGGACTTGATTGCTGTTTCTTTAAAAGTTAAAAACTCAATAAGAAATTCATGTGGATAATTAAATATACTACCCTTTCCTTCTTCAAATGATGGTTTTGAAAGAGCTCTTAATGTTTGTATGATACTGTGTAACTTTCCTACTTCTGTTTGACTTGCTGGATTGAATATCCATGAAAAGGAAAATTTACGAAAGTCAATCCCTTCAAAGGTTTGTTCTTTATATGGATTTGTTTTAATACCCATTGCCGATTCAATACCTTTTTGTACCCCATCAGATGCTAAAACACCAAGTACTGCTCCTGCTACACCTCCACCCATGATTTTCCCAAGTATACCACCCGTTGCTCCACCCATTCCCACAGCAGCACTTGCAAGTGCAGCACCGGCAGCTGCCCCTTTAAGATCACCTTGCATTACTCCACCAACAGCACCTAACTCAGATGCTGCCCACGATACACCTTCACTAAAAGTATTTTCTTTTGGCATAGGTAGATAGATTGTACTTTTTAAATTATCTGTTGTGTTTAATCCTTGTCTTGCTTTTAAACCTTCCCCTATTCTCCCAATAACTTTCTTACCTGTATCAAAGACTTGACCGGCCCCAGTTTTCTTTGCTTGTTCTTCTGCAGCTGCTAATGCTCTATTTGCTTTTTCTTGTGCGTCTTTTCCTTTTGCAGCTTTTGCCACGTCCTGAGCTTCCTTTACCGCCACTTTACCACTAGATTTAAATGTGTTAACATCATCTACAATATCTTTTTTTATTACCTGTAAATCAACACCCAATCTCTCATAGATACTAATTTTTAATTGTTCAGGATAAAATTTTATTTCTTGTAAATCAGAAGGAAAACTATGCTGAGAGGATGTTATTGTTTTTTTCGCTTCTTCAACTTTTTGTGCAATTGAATTTAAATTATCGGACATACGTCCATCGTTACCTGATGTCATTCCTAAAAACTCATCACTCATTATCGTTTCCCCCTAACCCTTAGTAAAGTTTCTCTATGTACTTTTGCTGTTGTCATCTTACCGCCAGCAGTCAACATGAATTTTTCTGCTTCCTTGAGTATGATATCTTTCCAACTAGACGGTAATATCTTAATTATTTTTGATCTTATATTTTCCCTTCTGTACCTATGAAATGCAGCTTTTGCAAAACGATATTTCTTTGCTGTTAATACCAACTGTCTATACGTTTTAACTCTTAACCTTGTATTTTCTGTTAATTGGTCTTCGTCTAAAAAGTTCTTCATATTCTCAATTATATCCGTCCTATACTTATTATACATATAGTGAAAGTTTATTCCCTCAAATAACTTTCCACGTTTTCTAAGAACAAATACAAGTGGAAATCTATCAAAGTATTTATTTCTAAGCTCAGCTTCATACTTGAAATAATACATATTTCCAGAAAATATGGCATTTACTCTCTCACCCTGTATTTTATTGATTTCTACTGTAGTTCCCATGTATGTATTTATAAGAGATTTATCGGATTCCTAATTCTTTTTCTGTAAGAACAACAAATTCCCAATCACGTTTTTCAGCATATCTCTTTGCAGCTTTCCACTTGGATTGGTTTACTATATAGGTATTGATCTTATTCTTATATTTAACAGTTTGTCTCTTGGGCTTCTTAGGGGGGAAACATTGATTATAGGGTTTTATCTCTATAATGTACTTCTTTGTCATTCCTGAGCGTGTCTTTACCTTGACATAGAAATCTACAAAATACCGTCTGGTACGTTTATCTATTGGGTGATAATAAGGTATAACTATGGTTTCTGAGCCCCACTCCATGACATTAGGATTTCCGTCTAAATACTTCATATAGATAAGTTCCCAACGTGACCTATGCTCACATTCTTGGAGATTTCCTATATATTTATCCTTATTTCTTACCTTATATTTTCCAACTTTGGGGTATTTTTTCATAAAACTCTTATAAATATGTTATACAGTATAACATATTTATAACAGGAGCAAAAAATGGGACGCACATTAGACGATTTTAAAAGTCAAATGACAAAATTTGCAAGGCCAAATCTTTTTGAGGTTATGATGACGCCACCAATCGGTGATACAGATAAAGTTCAAAGGATGCTCATCGCCTGTCACACTTGTAATGTTCCCGGCACAACAATATTAACTACTGAGAGAGATATGCCTCAGTCAGCTTATAAATCTATAGCATATCAAAAAACATATGAAGATGTTACGATGCAATTCTATCTTCATGGTGATATGAAAGAGCTTAAGATATTTCAAGATTGGACAAAGTTAATGATTGACCCTGTTACCAATCAGGTAGGGTATTATGATAGATATACAAGTGATGTTCATATTATAAATTTAGATAGAGCACAAGAGAAAACTTTAACTACTACATTAATTGATGCATATCCAAAGACTATATCAGCATTGGATATGAGCTATGGAACTACTGATGAAGTCATGTCTATATCTGTTACATTTACTTATAGATATTATACACAAATCTTCGCTGAAAAACAAGAGATTGTAGGTTACGATAACAATTCAGAAGAAGTAGATGTTGACAATGTTGTAGTTGATAACGTAAATTCAGTTTTAGATAAAACAAAAACATTACAAGTAGGACAGGGAATTCGTTCTGGTGGAACTAGTTTACTGGATTATAGAGGATCAGAATAAATAATAACAATATCATTTTATATTAAGGAGTCGATGAAATGGGATTACCACAAATTGCAATACCAGAGTACAGTTTAGAATTACCATCAAACGGTAAAGAATTAAGATACAGACCGTTCTTGGTTAAAGAAGAAAAACTTCTTCTTCTTGCTATGGAAAGTGAAGATGATAAACAAATAATGACAGCAACAAAGAATGTTCTTAAAAACTGTATCTTCGATGATATCAATGTTGACGATATGGCTATATTTGATATTGAGTATGTTTTCTTATGGTTAAGAGGAAGAGCCAAGGGTGAAAAACTTGAGTTGAAATACACTTGTCCAAAATGTAAAACTATCCTACCAATTAATTTAAATTTAGAAGATATTAAGGTAACAAAAATAGAAGGACATGAAAAAAAAATACAATTAACTGATGACATAGGGATAGTATTAAAATATCCAAATATGGCAATGCAGTCAAAGATCGAAAAAATAGATAGTGAAAATGAAGTTGAAATAATGTTTAAATCTATTCAGTTGTGTATTGATTATATCTTTGATAATGAAACAACGTATGCTAATAAAGATCATACAGAAAAAGAACTAGAAGACTTTATAGAATCTTTAACAGACGATCAGTTTAAAAAGCTAGGAACATTCTTTGAAACAATGCCTAAGTTACAACATAAAATTAATTTAGTATGTAAGGGTAGTAAGGAAGGAAAAAAGAAAAAAACTAATTGCGATTACAAAGAGGAGATGACATTGGAGGGTCTTCAATCTTTTTTCGTCTAA